CCTTTCCGTTTCGGCATTTCTGCAAGTGCAAACCGAACTGCTAACAAGCGGTTGGCTCAATTTTTCAAGTTCAGTTACATAATCAATTAATTTGTAAAATTCATCAAGTGCCAACCCTTTTTGGTAGAAGTCAAGCTTGACACCTCTCATCTGTGCTTTTAGGTTTTCAATTTCTGGTTTCATAGGCTTAAGGTTTGAAATAGTTTGTACGCACCACACGAATCGGTCAGGGTCTTGACTTGAGGGCCGAATCCGTTGGAGCGGGATAGAACATACTCGCAAGCATCCCCCTTGGCCCGGACCTCAATCACCTTCCAAGGGCGGTCGTTGGTGCAGGCGGTCAGCAGGAGCAGCAATAGTAGTCGGGCCATGGAACAAATCTACACAACTATTCCACACTTGCAACCACTCGCTGAAAATCCTCAATGCTTCGGATGACCTCGTATCGGTACCCTGCCTCTTGGACCACCCCCTGCCACCACTTCTGCGAGAGGGACTGCTTGCCTTTCTCGGCTTTGAACTCCAAAAAGATGGCTCCTTTGTCCGATAGGTAGGTCATGTCGGCCACTCCAGCGGTCAGGCCAATTCCTTTGAGGAAATGACCGTTTGTTCGGCTTCGGGGGTTGTTGAGGTTTAGGAACAACCGTCCTTCTTCGTGGGGCCTTAGGAGTTTGAACAACTTCACGCAGGCGGCTTGGAGGGTATATTCCGGGGTCATAGCGGATATTCGTTTGCTTTGGTGTAAGGCAGTTGGCATTGGACTTGGGCGATGCCAAGGCTTCCATTCCTATTCTTTCGGAAGATTACTTCCATGAGGTCTTGCTCTGCGTTCTTGTCGTGTTCGTATGGGCGATAGACAAAGGCGATTTTGTCGGCATCGAACTCCAGTTGCCCGGTTTCCCGAAGGTCGGACATGATAGGACGATGGTCGGACCTGCCTTCCGTTGCCCGTGAGAGCGAAGAAACCACGACCCCGAACACCTTCTGCCTCTTGCAGATTGCTTTGAGTTGCTTGGAAATGTTGGTCATCTGCTCGATCTTGGGCTTGGGCTTGTCAATCTTCGCAGGTTCTACGAGTTGCAGGTAGTCAAGGTAGAAACCGACGATTCCGAACTTGGCCTTGAGTTTAGCGATTTCCCCCTCGATGCGGTCAAGGTTTGCTTGATGCAGATCCACAATGTAGAGAGGCTTGCCTTTGAGTTGGTCAGCCTTTTGTGCCAAGGTCAGGTACTGCTCGGTGCTGATTCGCTCGTCGGGTTTTAGGAATGCTGCCCCGTCCATCGTTCCAAGGTTGGAAAGCATCCGCTGGGTCAGTTGGTCTGCACTCATTTCCATCGTGAAGAACACGACGGGAATCTCGGCCATGGCTTGGTTCATCGCTATCTGCAAAGCAAGGAGCGTCTTGCCCATCGCAGGACGGCCTCCTACAAGGATGAACTCCGAGGGCTTGAACCCGGTGCAGATGTTGTCAAGGGTTCGGATGAAGGTCGGGTAGATTTGGTCCTTCCGTCTGCCTTCCCGGACCTCGTTCATGTTGGCGAGGAAGTCCTTGGCGAGTTCGTGTGCAGATGTTTCGGAGGCGTTGGATTCGACGGCTTGAATGGATTGGTAGCGTTGGAAGGCTTTTGGAATGTCCCGGTCATGGGCCAGTTCTTCCATAATCCTCGCCTCTTCCCTCTCTTTCCAAAAGTCGTGCAGGTCGGATGCGTAGGTCTTCCAGTTGCTTACCATCCCTGCTTCGGGGTCCATGCCTTCGATTAGGACGTGGGCTTGGCCTTGGTCTGCGAGGTACTTGTAGATGGTAACGACATCCACCTCTCGCTCTGCTTTGTGGAGGGACTCGATAGCCCGATACAGGAGGACGTTGTTGCCCGTGAATAGGCGTTCAGGGATTTGTGTCAGGAGGACGGTTCGGTTTACGAACTTGTCCATAAGGCAGCCGAGCAGTTTGCGTTCAGCGGAAGATTGGTAGTTGTTCATCATCGGAGTTTAGGTTTGAGTATGCGAAGTTAGGTGTACGTTGGATGGCTTGGTCCTCCCATCTTTTGCCGTTGAGGTAGGTGGAAGGATGCGGAACGAATTGTGCAGGGGTTTCAGCATATAGGCGTTGAATGTTGCTGACCGCCAGTTCTTGCTCGGTCTTAGTTAGGCGTAGGAAGGAACGCTTGGCTCTTGCCTTGTCGGTCTTGCGTGGGAATGTTGTCCAAAATTGGTCAAACCTCTGGTCATTCTCATTGTCCTTTCCATTGTCCTTTTCATTCTCCTTTTCATTTACATTCTCATTATCATTTCCATTATCATTATACATTAGGTTAGGTGATGGTTTGGGTATGGTTAGGTCTTGGTTAGCCTTTGGTTTCCCACCACGCAAACCTGCTTCGTATTTGCGCTGATTAGCAGCGATTTGTGGTTTTATGGCCTCCCATACTGCTTGTGAGTAGCGTGTGAGTTCAGGCTCAACTTGGTCGAGTGCGTACGCAATTATTGCGTGATAGACCTCCAATTGCTCACCTGCATCAAGGTGCTGGATGCTCCTTTGGAAGGAGCGGTAAAAGACGAATGAATCTCTCATATCCCGAATTTTATTGCGATGATACACTCTTGGGGTATGTCCTTAAACTCCGTGTACATGAATTTTTGCCGATGATTGCCAACCTGATTTTGCCTATATCTGCACGGAATCTTTCCTTGTGCATGGAGCATTTTATATCTTGCAAGGTCAATAAGGCAATACCGTAAGCATTCGGTATAGTCCGGGTTAACATAACCAACGAAGTATAGTTGAGCGGTGCAAGTGTAATAATTGCCAAGCACTCCACTATTTTTTTCGGTTTCAAATGTAGCCGTATTGAATGTAGTGGTTAAGCACTTCTCTTGCAGCGTAAGCCTTGCGTTGTTCTCAAGGGTTAGAATCACATCAATTCCTTCTCGGTAGTCATAGGTAGCCAATAAGTCAGTCTTGTTTACCTCGGTTATTCCCTCTCCCTCAGATATTGGAAGAAGTGAACGGTAGATGCTATTAAATAGCGATTCGGATTTCTTGCTATTGTCAATCCTCTCCGCAAAATGACGACCAATATTTAAGTCGTTTACAATATGAATCCTATCTATACCAAGCATGGCTCGACTCCTGTTAAAGCGTAAAACCTGCTCAATATCACATTGCCATATTGAGGGACAATTTCATAAGCGATGCATTCCCTGTTGGTTTTTTCGCAAGCAAGCAGGGTTGAACCACTGCCACAAAAAGGGTCAAGAACAATGTCATGCTCAACCGTTAATGCATTGATGACATCCATCATAAGCAATACAGGCTTTTGGGTTGGATGAAATCGTTGGTCCCCATTGCCAGACAATGAGTCCGCATTGATTGCGCCTCCGTGTTGCACCCTTATCATGATGCTTGACTTTGTCGTATTGGCTGATTGAAACCAAGCAAGTTCAAATGGGCTTCCAAGCATCGCATCGGCTGCCTCGGTCAATCTCTTATCCCAAACCATCCAACCACCAACAGGCAACGCTGGAGAATAATAATTAGCACCAAATAAGCATACGTTAGTAAAGTGCAAGAATGGCTCTGGGTCAAATTGTTGATCATCACCAACTATTTTCTCGTGCTTGGTCTTGTTGGTATTGCAGGTGTAATCCGGGTCATAGTCAATACCATACGGAGGGTCGGTGATGCAAGCGTCTGCATACTCATCCTGATAGTCAAAGTAACTCCCAATAGTTAATCGATGCCGACCTAATTGCCACGTCTGCCCCAGTTGACAGTTGTATGCTTCAGGGCTTGCCATATTAACCTTGACCTCTTCTTGTTGAACGATTAGTCGTTCCTGCAATCGGTTCTCCGCTTCCACTCGTTTCTCTTCCTTCTTGATTTCCTTGTACGCCTGATTAATACTGACCTCGCCAGTGCGTAGTTGCTGCTTAACCTCATCGGTAGCCTTGGCTTGAAGGACCTTGACCTTGGCGATGGTGTCGTGGCTGACGTTGGCGATCTTGGCGAGTTCTTTTCTTGTTTCAATAGGCTTGTAACTTTCCGCAGATTTCTGCGGAATGTCTATTCTTGTGCCTTGATTCGCCTTGGCCTTATCTCTAAACACTTGCTCCAATTCCAAAGCCAAGACGCTGCGTTGAAATGCTTGCAGGTTACGCCTGCCAAACTGGTTAAGAATCATCCACTCCTTGCACTCATTAAGGTCGGTAAATTGCATCGCCTTGGTTGTGAATGGTATGCCAAGGTCATTGGCAATAGCGTAGCGGTTATGTCCATCCACAATCGTTCCATCCCAAGTTAGGATGGCTTCACGGATGCCTTCCGTAAGAATGTTGTTGGTTAGTTGCTGATATTCTTCCGAGGTTAGCGGAGGTATCAGTGATTGTAGTTCGGGGTTGATGTTGAGTTTTTGCATGGTTGATTGGTTATGTGGTTAAAAAAAAAATACCCCCGACTGATTGAGGCAGCCGAGGGTAGGGGCGTATGAGAACCCTTTATCGGTAGTACCGTGTGGCCTCAATTACACACGGACTGACGCACAAATATACGATTAGAATGGCAAATCACCGTCTTGGGGTGCAAGATTTCCACCGCTGGTCTGCTGCTGGATTGGCTCTACTTTGCCGGATATGAACCGCTTGCCGTTGGATTCCTTGATCCACCCGGAGAGGCGCATCTTGGTTCCATCGGGGAGAACCACGTCGCCCCGGTAATCGGGACGCTTAGGGTTGTCGCCTTTGTCGTTAGCGAATAGGGTGAAGGTGTTGGGTTGGGGGGTGTAACTCATGGTTGGGGGTTGTAAATGGTTGGGGTTGGGGTTTCGAGTTTGTGAT